GCTTGGGCAAAGCTGGCTTGATGCTTATGATCGTAGGAGGCTCTTGTATGTCTGCAGGACACCTTATCAGCGATGTATCTATCATCACACACACATCTTCTAATGATAACTTCCAGTTGGGCTACAGAATCAGCCCACCGCAAGGACGGCGTTTCGCTGCATCAGGCAAGCTGACGCTGCGAACACACCGCCAGCAAAGCTGGTCTTCGATCCTTGCAGTGAACAGATTCGGTATCCAATCCTATACTTGTACATGAAGAATGTGTACTCGATAGACAATATAGGAGAACAAACAATGACTATCGCTACTATGATCAATGAACTCACCTTTGAATTTGACCGCTTTGACTACGACACCAAAGACTTCTTGCCACACGACGAGATGACCTTTGTGCGCAGAGTCCTGATGGAGAAGATGCTCGATGGCCTGTACTTTCTCAGATATGGTGGCAAGAATGGTGTCGATACAGAGATCAATGCCAACAACAAGAAGAGCCGCTACGAAGCAGACCGCAAGATGTACGATGGTACAGAGATCAGCATGCAGCGGATTCGCGGCTCATATGGAGCATCGCAAGCTGCACAGTACAAGCACGAACAGCTTGACGAGATGTACAGCGACTTGCAACACGCATGGTTCGCAGCACATGGCGAATGGTACACACCGTATGGTGCACCCATTGGCTACTCATACGGAACGCAGAACGTACCACAGCAAGAGGTAGATATACCGCAAGAACTGCTGGACATGGATGCAGCAATGGGTATCAACATCGAGGTTGCCAACGACCTCATAGAACCCAAAGCTAAGAAGAAGAAGGCTTCCTAAACATCACAGGGTAGAGGTTCACGCCTCTGCCCTTTTTTTATGTTCACAACTCAGAGGCTGGCGCGCACTATCAGTGTGTATTGCGCGGCAACTACAGGCAACAAAGCAAAGGAAAAATAAAAAATGAATCCCTATCGTATCATAGCAGACATCATCGGAATCCTAGCCATCATTGTGATTGCAATAGGAATTGTGCTAATGATTGCAGCCGCAATTTAAAGGCGAAAAAGTGTCCGGCTATATAATATATGACGTGACGTCATTATTGCTTTTTAAATAAAGTCACTGCTAAAATGCAGTGCATAACAAAGGAGAACAGAAATGAAACTTAACTATATCGACATTGATGAGACACCAGTCTCAGTTACTTTTGTGGCTCATGAAATAAAAATGATCTGTGAATTTTTTAAACTGAATGAACAATGCATTAAAGACTTTCACAGTCCTTATGCATTAGAATCAATGGCTAATACCTTTCACGAAATCAATAAAGAAATAATCACTAAACAATAAGGAGAGCACAAATGCTAGACTTTAGAAACTCATGGGACTTTCCAATCGAATCCCAACCAATCTATGACCAGCTTGGGCATGTCATTGAAGGGCATCAAAGCATTGTCCGCACTGATACTAATGAATCTCTTGGTGTTCACGGCTCACGATACAAAGCCGTGTCACATCAGGACGTAGTAGACTCAGTGGTTGACGGTATCAAGACTGCCGATCTGTCCAAAGACTACGACCTTTACGTTGACGTAATTGAAAACGGACGTAAACTTCGAGGTGAAATTTTATTTAATGATCTGACTATCGAACCAGCAGTCGGAGACTATGTGAAGTTTCGCGTTTCATTCTTCAATAGCTACGATGGCAGTTGGTCCTTTTCTCAGCTTGCTAATGGCTTACGGCTATGGTGTCTCAATGGCTGCACGACAGCCGATACTGTGGCGCGTAGTAAGTACAAGCATACCACATCTATCAACGTAGAAGGATCAGCAGCCAAAGTTGTTGCTGGCCTTGATCACTTTATGTCACGCAAGGAAGTGTGGCAAAGCTGGATGCAAACTAAACTTGAGCAAGAGCAAGTAGAAAACTTCTTCAAGAAAACAGTTTGCAAATCTTTCACACGCCAACGGGCTGTAACCAAGACCAATGAAAAGCAATTAGAAAACTTGCTTAAAATTTGGAGCGAAGAAAAAGCTGGCTTGGGTTCTAACAAGTGGGCTTTGTATAACTGCCTGACATACTGGGCCACACACACCAACGAGTTACGCTCGCCAGAGATTGCTCGTTACAACAGAGAAATTTCAATTGCCAATGCAATGAAGTCTACACAATGGGAGAGTCTATAATGATGACACACAAAGACTTTGAATGGATAGCGGATCGGTTTGGTCCGCTAGTCTTTTCGCCCATCACAATTGAAAAGATTGCTGATGATCTTCAAGAAACCAACCCACGGTTTGATCGTGATAAGTTTATTCAACGAGCCGTAACAGCATGGGAGAAACACAATGACATCCTCGACGATGAAATCCCCTACTGAACTTTGTCCTGTCTGCGTTGGCGATGGGCAAATAGAATATGAAATCAACAAACCTCAGAGCTTTACCTGCGACATTGGTTACATAGATACCAAGTGGGATAAGTGTTATGCGTGTGATGGAGAAGGAGAAGTAGAGATTCCACGCTACCTATTGACGAGCAAGGAATGAATACTGCATAAGTGCAGTATGAAATCGTATCTGACTACACTAACTGATAAAGCAAATGAGTATGATGTTTCCTTGCTCAAGGCATTCAAGCAAGCAAGCATACCTACATCCACATACTACCGCGCTCAGTCTAGTGGTCAGATACGATACGAAACTGCATTGAGGGTATTCAATGCCATTGAAAAGCTACACGTACTACAACAAGCCCGTGAGCATACCCAAAGACTACGAGCGTCTGGTAAAAATATTAATCGACGCACGGTTCGCGCAAAGTTTAAGCCAAGAGTCGTTAGCTCATAGAATAGGGTGTGCAACTTCGCTGATCCACAAGTGGGAAACTGGCAAGCGAATACCCTCTGGCTTTATGTTAATGTGCTGGCTTGATGCTTTGAACTGTGAAATCGAAATCAAAAAAATCCCACAGAATCGTCTGTCTTAAATGCCAAGTAAAAACCGAATGGTTTGTGGCTATCTTAAAACAAACAAATGATAGCTATGAAAAGCATTGGTATATTTGCAGACGCTGCTATGAGGAAGACCAATGGCAAACCGTAATAAAAACAAAGGAACGTACCACGAGAAGTGGTTCGTCAAGTGGCTCGAAGCAGCAGGTATCAAAGCCAAAAGGCAGCCCCTCTCAGGCAGTCTGGGAGGCGAGTATAGCGGCGACATCAAGCTCGAACTCAACGGACACGAACTGGTAGGCGAAGTTAAATACCGTGACAAGTCTACCTTTCCTAGTCCCTTCAAAGTTTTAGAAGGCAGAGACATTGCCTTTTACAAAAGGCGGACAGGCGATCCGCAAACTCTAGTCATCGTATCTGGTGACACATTCCTTAAACTAATGGAGAACAAAGATGCTATCTCAAAATAAACAAATCTTGCATTACTTAAAATCAATGGGATCAATTACACCAATAGTTGCTCTCAATGAATACGGATGCTTTAGATTAGCTGCAAGAATTAAAGACCTGCGCGATGAAGGTCACAACATTCTGACTGAAATAGTTTCTAATGATGGCAAGAAATACGCTCGGTATTGCTATATAAATGAGGCAAGCAATGGTTAAGAAACTATCTAACATGGCTGATGCTGCTATCTGGGATGCACAAGTCAACAAGTCTTCTACGAATCCTGACTACAATCGCGCTATCAAAAAGCAAGGTTTCTTTCTGGACACACACCAGATTGTAGCCAAGCGGATTAAGAACGGAGAACCTGTTGGCGAGTTTTGGTTGCGAGGCAAAGCCAAAGAAGCACTGCTAGATCAGACCGACTTAAAGCAAAGCGACTTCTCTAAATACAATGGATGGCTTCAAATGTATGGCAACTATCCAGAAAATAATTCTTGATATAACTGCGTAAGTGCAGTACCTTACCGCTTATAATATAAGGAGAACATTATGAAACGAACAGGTTTCATTGGCGGTAGTGATTGCGTAAAGATCATGCAAGGTGATTGGCAAACACTATGGGAAGTGAAGACAGGGCGTAAAGAACCTGACGATTTATCAGACAACATTGCAGTGCAGCTTGGTAGCTGGACTGAATCCTTCAACCTTTCTTGGTTTGAAAAGCAACACAACTGTGTTCTTTCTGGGCATCAATATGAATATGAGCAGATTGTTGGTACGGTGGCTTGCCGTGGTACAGTAGATGCGCGGTGGAAGAATGCAATTGTAGAAGCCAAGCATACCAATGCCTTCAACAAGATGGATGACATTGTCGAATTATACATGCCACAAATCCAACTGTATGCACATCTCGCAAAAGCAGATGGCACTCACCTTTCAGTAATCTTTGGCAACAGCAAATGGGAGTCAACCTTTGTCCACTACAATAAAGAGTATTTCAATTCTATGTGGGCGGTGGTGTCAGATTTCTGGAGTTACGTGCTACGCGACGAACAGCCTATTGGTGTTCAAGTCGACAAACTATCGACCGACTCGATTGCGCTGGACAACATGGTCAAGCGTGACGCCAGCCGCGATAATCAATTCATGGACGCAGCAGTTACATACCTCAACGGATATGAACACAACCGCGTCTTCGAAAACGCCAAGAAAGACCTTAAACAAATGGTCGGCCCAGAAGAAAGGGAAGTGTACTGTGATCAGCTTGCAGTTCGCAGAGACAAACGCGGTGCATTAAGGATTGTAAAGCGATGACACAAGAACTTACAGAAAAAGCTAAAGAATTAATCCAACATGAGGTTAGGGAATACCTAAACCACGAAGACATTAAATTTCACAAAGAAGTTGTACGCGAACTTCATTGGGTTATTAATGATTACTTCAGGGAAATAAAAAAAATATTACAAGAACCACACTCTGACGTTAATTCACTAGAGTTTTCTAAATCAGACACAATGGACGCAATGTATATACTTGCTCAATGTGTCTTGGAAGACGTGCTGCCGAAAGTTTATCTCAAGCCAGAATGGGTAAGAGATAGCGACTGGAAAAAAATGCTAACAATAAAGGAGAACACCAATGACACTACAAATATGGAATAAGCTGGCCTCTTCAGACCCCAAGTATCTGAAGAAGGTCAGCTTCGGAAGCCGCAGCTTCACCGCGATCGACCCACAATACCAAGTCATGAAGATGACAGAAGAGTTTGGCCCCGTTGGTGATGGGTGGGGTTGGCACAATCAAACAGAGATAGTGTCTCTGGCTAACGGAGACAGCGCTGTGTTAGCGCATGTGACTGTTTGGCATGGCAACCAAGGAAATATGTTTGGCCCCTTCACAGGCTGCCGTAAGTTCTTTGACGCTGCCAAGGGTCGATTGGCAGAGGATGCTCCGAAAATGGCTATTACCGATGGCTTGACTAAAGCTCTGTCTCACATTGGCTGTGATGCTGATGTGTTTCTTGGTAAGATGGATGGCAACAAGTATGATGCCGACAGCAACAAGAGCAGCAATGGCGCGTGGTAAAATATTCTAAATGTACGTTCAAAGATGGTTTTGTTTGGATGGAGGGTTATGCTTTTTATCCAAACAGAATTGGAATAAATGCTTACAAAAGCAAACTCCTTCATGAATCAATACAAAAAGGATCGTCTTGGGTAAGAGTTAATAAAATAGAAAACATCATCTTTGAAAGAGACATTGTGAAAAGACTACTGAAAGGAAAACGTAAGCAAGATGTTGCGTTTGAATTTAATGTAACAGTAAACCGTGTGACAAGGATATTTAACAAATGGATAAACGAATCCATAAAACACCACTCATCCTTTTCATACTACTCTAAAAAAAGGAACAGCGATGGCGCGTAGTAAACACATTGCTTTAAAGTTAGGGCTTGCAGAAGTGCAAGTCCTGATTGCTGCTGTAATACACAGCTTTGAATCTGACTCTGCAAAAAGCAATGAGCAAAGAAAAGCTCTTGCTAATGTAGGTCAAAAACTCAGAAGCCTAGAAAAACAATTACTGAAAGGAAATAACTCATGAGTGAGTATGACGACACAAACAAAGGAGCAGCCTTCACGCCGTTCCCAACGCAGCAAATGATTCTTGCTGGCAAGATCAATGTGCAAGGCAAAGAATCCAAAACAGTCTTAGTTAAAGATGCAACCAAAGATGGGCGACCAATCATTGAAGTGTATCAGCGACTAGCAATCATGTTTGAAAATGACAAAGCCAACAACGACAAAGCGCCAGATTACTCTGGACCAATAGATGAAAATCTAAAAGTCGCTGGCTGGCGTAGAAGCAAAGATGGCAAACCATACATGTCATTATCTGTTTCAGCAAAAGGTCAACCGCAAGCATCCAGTGGCTTGCCAAACGATGACATTCCATTCTAAACTATGAATGTTCTCTGGGAGGATACTGCCCTGTATGTTCGCCTCAAGTCATACGACTCCTCCCTGACTGGCGCAGCTTCGGCTGCGTCCTTTTTTTTGGAGACACAAAATGACTAAGAAAATACACCTTCCATTCAATAAAGACCTAATGACCTTTCGCGACATGAAGCAAGCAGTTGACACCCTTGAAGGCATTGTCAACAGATGGCACCAGCGCAACAAACAATTCACTGAAAGAGAATATGACTTGACCGAGTTTTTCTGGGAAGTTGACCAACAAATTCATTGCTACACTACGCAATTGTATAGTCAAACAGAAAGTGAAAAGAATGACTGAAGAGCAAATGATTCAAGCAATGCTTGCTGATGCAAAGCAAGTAAATAAAAGATACAGAGAAAAGTGGGGTGGCAAACCAGACAGCAAATTCATAGAGCCAAAGCCAAAGCCAAAGGCGACAGCCGCGCCCACACAAGGCGAAGGCTGGCGCAACAGCAGTCTAAGCAAAGAAGAAATAGAAGACATTAAATACTTTCAAAGCAAAGGCTGGTGCATAACATCAACCGCTATCTTCTTAGGTCTTAGCGATAGCACTGTGAGAAAGTATCGTGAGGATGCCAGTCGGGACCGACACCCCCAAAAATCTTAATAGCATCTGCACATCTAAGTGCAAGTTAAATCATTAGCTCAAAATGCGGGGCGTCGATAAAAGGTCTCCGCCCCTGTCCGCGTCTAGTGTCAATGTAATCATTCATTGCAGATTCCATAGTGCCATCCCAATAAGCAATGTTTGGAACAGACCAAGCAGCACCCCACCGCACAGGCACATCAACAGCCCTTGCACCTTCAGCCATTGCATCGGCAATCTCGTCATACAAATTTAATTCCCAACGACCGCCATTCACATACGCCATAAGATCAACAGCCAATCCGTCAAGATGTTTGCTTTTCATGGTTTGACTAGCGCCTTTGGCAACCAATGCCTTCTGCTCTTCGATGGTTCTCAGCCCACAGATCACAGAGAAGTCTTGCTTGGTCACAGAAATAGCATAACGAACAACAGCCGCCATCCGTTCATCAACACCTTCTAGTTTTTGTTGGCTCCGTTTTCCTAATTTATAACTCATTTCTTCCCTCCGAAAAATTTGGTTGCTGATCGAACGCCAAAGCTTGCAGCAACAATTACGCCTAGCGTGTACTGATACCAATCAGGCATGGATTCCAATGCTGCAAAACCATTCTGCACAGCACGATCTGCCCAATCAAATGGCAAGAAACAAAGAATAAGAGGAATAGAAAATAAGATAGTAAGCCACTCATCCTTCCAACTATTCTGAGAACCCTGTGCCATCAAGCGTTCCCAATCACTTTCGCTCGTAGCAGCGTTCTTCATTATGGTGGCTTTAGCTTCTGCCTCAACCAACTTTAAATTAGCAGCCGCCGCATTTGCATCCGCCTTGCCTTTCAGCCAGCCACCAGCCAACTCAGCAATCGGTCCTATCAATGCTTGGATCATACCATCACCGCTCCATATAAACTCATCTTAATATTAAGCAGAAACTCAAGCGCCCTGACCATCAGGTACACCATGAAATCCTCAACGGTTGTCATACTTTTCCTCGTGAACAACCTTGTCAGAAGTTACAGTCGTCTTGGATTCCTTGCCCATCCAGATACCAAAGCATCCAGTAAGCGCACCCATGCACACAGACACCAATCCTGATTGTGCAACAGATGGATCAGGCAATGACATAAACCAATGTACTGCTTGATAAGTTAAGACGGTCACTGCCAACATCATTAAACGCGGAAGTATCTTGAGACTGTCAATATATTTTGCTGTAAGTTGAACCATGTCAGACCTCCATATCTACGATCTGGCCTTGAGGTTGAAGTCCACTATTGGACGCGCCAAACTTATCATAACTCAGCATTAAATCAAGTTGTTGTCGCTCAAGCGCCTTAGAGAGCTTGTGAGCGCGGTTATGCTCTACCTGCACCTGTTGCTGCGCTTGATGGTTTTCGATGCTCTCACGGCTTCTCTGGGCTTCTACGGCAAAAGGAAGATTACCAACAGGATCAAGCATTAGCCAACCATACAAATCCAACAAGACCGCCCATCAAAACAATAAACAAAAGAATACCAGCAGCCCATTCAATAATAGCTTGCTTAATTTCCATGCGACGAAACTCATGCTCTCGCTTTTGCTTTCTAATCTCAGCCTCTATTCTAAGAAACTCTTGCCAATGCGAAGGGCCAAGAATAGCAGGGTGACTAATGATCTCTCGCAATTCATCACGCATTTGTTGCGCTTTCTTTCTTGCCAAAAAAACTTCCATAGCCTGAGCCTGAGTGCCAGAGCCAAGAGCCTTATACCAAGGCGGCTTCTCTGCCATCTTTTCAGCCTGATCTAACTCTGCCATGCAGCCAGCCCAATCTTGTAGCTGTTTGCCCATGTCTTGAAGATCGCGCCCAACTTGAACGCCCTTCTTTAGAAAATTAAATGCTGCTGTTGCCCCTGCTATTGCGGTCACTGGGTCTATCATGTTGCATAGAACCTCGCTGGGCAGTTGTAATTAGGACGCGCTATATATGCTCTGTCATACCAAACATGGCTGGGTCTTTCTTGACCACAATCATATGCACAAACTTTATATAATCCGAAAGAAAAACTCTGGCCCCACAATACTGCGACCAAAACGCATATCATTACATTCTCATTAGTACCGTAATTAGTAAACCAATTACCGATGCAGCCGTACCAATTAAGATATTTTCTACACGTTGAACACTGCGTTGAAGCGTAGACAACTCAGCTTCGAGCTTAATTATTCTTGGCTCAATGCTGTCTATTCTTTCATGTGCGCTGGCTATTGTTTGCTTGCTCATAATTCACCTACAATTATTCACTAGTAGTTAGCGTTGAACTGGCAGTCGAACTGCTTTCAGAAGAAGGAGCTAAGGGATCGGTAGGCCATGTCACACTGTAAGGGAATCCAGACTGAGATGAAATATCTCTAAGTGCTTGACGATAAGTCGCCATCTCGCTTGACATTGTTACATCTGAAAGCGCCATCCAATCAGTTGCAGTTAATAGCTTATTGCGCCTTTCACGAATGACGCCTTCTGCTACACTCTGAGGTCTATTTTCTACAGTGTAACTTGCTTCCCAAGAACTACCATTTAAAGTCGGTGGGTTTGTAACTAATGTTTGCACCGCTGGATTATAGCTAGGAACGCTTGGAACAGTAACACGGTAAACACCGTAACTCTCAAGAATAGAGTTTGGAATTGATTTAGGGAAACTTGTATTAGGATTATCGCGGCGTAAATCTCCGATCGTGTAGGGGAATTGATCGATAGAGCCGTTTGTTACTTTAACGTACATGTCTTACTCCGTTGATGTTAGTAGACCATTATCGTCTATAAACGTGGTTGAACTATTAGGATTATCCATATGCAAAAGCAACGCAGTATTGCTATCATTATCAAATGCAGCAGTGGGTGGCGTAAAGCTTGAAGTGTATCTAGCTATAGTAGAAATTCTAAATTCGTCTATATATCCTGCAAAATTGTAAGAGCCGCCACCATCACCATTTAGGGTCAGGCCGTTACCAGCATTTTGAATTACATTTGTGGTGGAAGATATAACCTCAGAGCCATCTACATATACTTTCTGGTTTGTCCCGTCCCAAACGGCAGCAATATGATACCAAGTGTTAGTATTAAAATCATAAGTCCCGTTGCTTGTGTATGTTCCTGTCCCACGTTGTTGAAGGGATAAAGTAGTTGTTCCCGAAATGGTGATAAGTTGGGCGTAACCATTTGTTGCTTCATCATTTAAGGACCATAATAGCTTTGTTGCGCTATTCGGGTCTGTGGTAAAATAATACCAACCCTCAATCGTCCAAGAACCACTACTAAGATCAGCTAGTGACGGTGACTCTAAACGATCACCAGTGCCATCAAAGTAAGCACTAGAACCACCAAACTTACTTTGTGCAGTGCTTATTTGTGCATCTGCATTTGCAGTAATAGACACAGCTTCACGGGTTGCACCAAAGTCAGGATGCTCTATGCGTGGCGGAGTAAAGTCAGAAGTATAACGAGCAACGCCTTTAGTAACACGAACATCATCTAAATAACCTTGAAAAGGAGAGCCGCCAACAGAATTAGCTCCTATGGAGACTGCGCTAGTAGAGGCTCCTACACTACCTGTAAATGATGTTGAATAAACACTTGTGCCGTTTAAGTAGAGAGAAACTGTATTGCCTTCTCTAACAAAAGCACAATGATTCCAAGAATTTAAGCTCAAAGCAGATGTGCTTACATAGTCGTTAAATACTCCATTATATAATATTGCTCGCAGGTATCTATTACTATTATTGGAAAGCATCAATGCCCAAGAATAACTACTCGTCCATTGCCCAATAATAATTGGTTGGGCGGGAGAAGCAGTTGGATATACCCAAGCCTCAATAGTGAAATCACTACTATTCAAATCCCATGCTGGATCATCTGGTACAGTCAGATAATCACCAGTACCATCAAACTCTATAGAGCCAGTGCCAAATTTCTTAACGGCTGTATCAACTTGAACATTACCATTAGCTGTAATTGTTAATGCGTTAGAGCTTTCATCAGTAAATGTTGTGCTGCCGTTTGTGCCATTTCCCGAAACAAGAAGTTCAGTTGCATAAAAATACTGGTCGCTTGCTATGTCTGGGTGTGGAACATCTGGCGGATTAAAATCAGTAGTGTAACGGCCTACACCGTTGGTAATCCGTAAATCGTCAATGTAACCATCAAAGTTAAAGTTAGTAAAACTTTGATTACTATGAGCAGAGCCCACTTCTATGGTTTCATTTGAGTAATCCAAAGAGTTTGTCCAAGAATCTATTGATGTGCCATTGACGAACGCTTTCATAGTGCCAGAAGTTCTTGATATTGCTATATGGTTCCAGTTATTTTGATATATTGCATCAGGTAAAGTTGAATTTGCACCATTCCATCCAGTGTCATATATCCCTAAACCCTCGTTAGGTGCGCTTGTACTTCCATCACCCCTAACAATACTTAATCTATTTGTTCCTTTAATATCCATAAGATACTGATTGCCACTAATACTTTCAGAGTACACCCAAAACTCTATAGTAAAATCACCACTTCCTATAGGATTACCAGAAATAGTTAATTTGCTATTTGTTCCATCAAACTCAACAGACCCAGAACCAAACTTTTTAATAGCTGTGTCTATCTGTGCATTACCACTTGCAGTAACAGTTTTTGGGTCTGGACTGCTATCAGTAATTGTTGTGCTGCCGCTTGTACCATCACCATGAAGAAGAAGCTCAACATTATCAAAGTATGGATCAGCAAGCTCAGGAGTAGGCGCTACAACACCAGCCCCACTAGCAGCCATAAACATCTTGTGAAAAATGCTCATGCCATTGCATCTCCCGCTTGGAATCCATAATACGTTGTACCACCATCCTGAGTGTAGAAAGCAAACACATCTGTTTCACCAGATGCAGTTGCAGTAGGCGCACTGCCACCAGCCCAATCAACAGACGCAGGCCACGTTTGAGTAATGGTTGCAGATGGACTTACCTTTAACGTAAACCCAAAAGCTGTCCCAGTAGAAGGTGGATTAGAAAATACATAAGTAACATTTGCTGAAGGCGCATGGCTAAACACATTACCCGTTGAAAGGTCTAATGTTCCACTGCTTTCTGTTCCAACAGTTTCTTGGTAAGTTGTTGGCTTAATATCACCTGTTGGAGTAATGTCTCCTGTGCCAGTAATATTATTGCTATTAAGGTCTAAGTTACCACCAAGTTGAGGCGTTGTATCTTCAACAACATTAGACAAACCACTAGCACCACTAACGCTCTCCCAAGTTAAACCGCCAGTATTTGCTGAACGCGCAACAAGAACATAACCATCTGTAGGCGCATTGCTAACTTTTAAGTTAGCCTCATCTACAACATTGTCAGCAATTGTTAATACTGTGTCACCTGTAACTTCCCCAGTATGTGTCGCATTGCTAACTACAGATTCATAACTTAACTGTCCCGCACCATTTGTTTTCAAAAACTGGTTTGCTGAACCATCTGCTTGAGGCCAATTTACACCATCTAAAACAATACTGCCTGTTCCATCTGGCGTGATTGCTATATTGCCATTTGATATACTAACAATAGAATTACTATTAACATCAAGATTACCACCAAGCTGAGGAGTAAGATCATTAACAAGCTCAGTAATTTGATTGGTCCAACTTAAAGTACCCGATCCATTAGTCTGTAAAACTTGAGCAGATGATCCATCTGTGTTTGGAAGGGTAAGAGTATAATTTGCAGCAGCGCTATGCGGCGGACCTTGAATTGTAATTCCGTGGGTATTTTGCTCACAGTTTAAAACAAAATTCCCTGCACCCCGTGTTAAATTCCCTTTAAAAGTTACCTGTCCAAATCCATTAGGGTCTAAATCAATGGTCCCATTTGATACACTAACAAGTGCATTACCATTGACATCAAGATCACCACCAAGCTGGGGTGTAGTATCTTCAACAACATTACTTATACCACCACCCGCTCCGGGAGCAGCTTCTAAGCTAATCTTACCGCCAGTATTGTCATAAGTTAAAACATAATTATCTTGTCCAGCGCCTATAGTTTGATCAGCGTCAAACTTAAAATTACCAATATTAACATCACCAGCACCATTTGGATCAATTGTAATATCGCCATTGGTATCTGTACTTGAAATTGTGTTTCCGTTGATATTAATATTATCAACTTGTGCTTCTGTTACCGCGCTGTTTGTTCCAAGCGTAACGCCATCAATGGCACCACCATCAACATCAATTGCAGTAATTGCAGCAGTGCCTTCTGTCTTTTCTATAGCGGCATTTATCTTTGTACGGACTGAGGAGCCGCTTTCTCCATTAACAAATGTACCCATTATCTAGCTCCTTTATGGTGCGCTATCGTTCCAAACATCAGTATCATCCCAACCGCCAGAATCATTCCAAGAGCCTGTTGCAAGTATCCAGTCTAAAACTACAGCCGCATAAACCTTTAGCTGGTGTATTGATATGCTAAACCCAAGGAACATCAGAAAATTGAAACAATATTGCTTGCTGTTGTGCCAGTGCTATAAACACGCTTTACTCTTACTGGCAATATTGCACCAGAAGGTACAGTGCCAAATGTTACTGTATCACCAGCAGCAGTATCTACCTTAACATCGCCAGTGCTTCCAACATAAAGCGCTCTAGCAGTATTTGTTAAATCAGTAGAGTCATTTGGCGTAACAGCAGCAGCGTTATCAGCAGGATCGCTACCTCTAAAGTTTGGTTGAACAGCCATGTTTATCTCCTATTTGCTTCCTTGTTGTATAAAAACAAAGAAATATCAACGCACAAATT